ACCAGAGCGACTGGAACTGTCTTGAATCCAAACCTTGAACTCCTGTTCAATGGTCCTACATTAAGAACATTTAACTTCAACTTCCGACTCACACCAAGAACCAGAACTGAATCTGTTGTTATCAAAAATATCATCAAATCTTTCAAGAGAAACATGGCAGCACAGAGATCAGAAAGTGATCTTTTCTTGCTGACTCCTAATGTCTACAAGATTGAATACATCTTTGGTGGCACAACTCCACCTAGTCAACAAGGACCACACCCATATATGAATAAAATTAAACCATGTGCGTTAAGAAGTTTCAATGTCAACTATGGTCCTGACGGTGCTTACATGACATACCCTGACGGTTCAATGACTTGTTATGAGATTCAATTACAGTTCGGTGAACTGGAACCAATCTATGCTGATGAGATTAAACAAGACGACGACAACATGAGTTACTAAAATGGCAACACCTTTCTTCCAATACGTCCCCGACTTTGAATATGTTAGCAGACTGCCTGGTGCTCCACTGGGTCAGTATATTACTGTCAAAAACTTATTCAGAAGGGCAAAAATCAATCCAGTCATCTTTAATGATTTGACTAACTTCACTAAGTATAAAGTAATTGGTGATGAGAGACCAGATCAAGTGGCATATAAGGTCTATGGCAGTCAATATTATGATTGGATTGTCATGCTATCAAACAACACCATTGACCCAATAAATGAATGGCCTATGTCACAACAAGCTTTCTATAATTATATGATTAAAAAATATAATAGTGAATCTAATTTTAATGACGTTCATCATTACGAGACTAAGCGGTTAAAAGATGGTTCTGGTAGAACATTACTTCCACCTGGTTTGACAGTTCCTAGTGATTTTACTTTTCAATATCTTAGCACAAAAACTGCTTTTGGTGGTGAAGGTGCTGGATTTGTATCTTCTACAGGATCTGATGCAATATCAACAATTTCAAACTATGAATATGAAGAGAGAATTCAATTACAAAGAAGAAATATATTTTTACTTCAACCTCGTTTTATCAATATTGCTATTGAAAATCTTCAAGATGTTATGAGATATAGGAAGGGGAGCACTCAATATGTCGATAGCAATCTAGTGAAAGGCGACGACATTAGAATTTATCAATAAAAAAGAGGGGTATTATACCCCTCGAAAAATTAATATATTTTGCTATGCTTTATCAACTATCGGCAAGTTTGGCAAAATATGACATGGGATCATCATCGTCATCTGCTTTACCACCTCCGATGTCAGGAGAGTTGAAATCAGCAGTTGTCTTTGAAGCCTGATAGGAGTCTTCAAGTTTTCGCATGACATCCTCTTCACTAACTTTTCGTTGCTCTGTGGCAGCGTAGTTATCATACTCAGTCTCCTCTTGTTGAATGCGTTTGGACTTGTTGCCCAATACATAATCAAGACGCTTCTTCAGATCATCATAGGACTTGAATTGATCTGCAGCGACGAAAGCAGCAAGTGAATACTGCTTCTTCCAGATACTTTCAAGAGCATCATCATCATCCAGCAGTGGAGAAGAACGGTCGAACTCAGACTTATCGTAGTTCCAGTAACCATCTTTCTTTTGCAGTTTCAGTTTGAAGTTAGCACCCTGCCAAAAATCGAAGGGATTGATAGGTGTTTCGTCTTCAAACTCAGGTTGCATGACATCCATGATCTTATCGAAGATCTTCTTACCAAACTTGTAAAGGAATACTCCGCCCTCGTTCTGAGGATTGGCAGGATCTTTGACAACATAGATGTTGGCATAGAAAGACAGTTTGCGTTTTTGTTTACGCACAGTATCTTTATCGGCATCGTTGCCGCTGTTCCAAAGTTCACGGTTGAGTTCGCCCACAGGATCCTTACCACCGATGGTAGTCAGGGAGTTCTCAATATACCACCCACCAGGTCCCTGGAAGGCGTGAGAGAACAGTTTAACCCAAGGGAGATCTTCACCGTCAGGAGCAGGCAGGAATCGAATCACAGCATATCCATTACCAGACTTATCCATCTCTGGTTTCCAGAGTCGATCGTCGGCACCGCCGCCTGTATTATTCATCTTCTCGACTTCTTTGACTAGTTTGTTTGTCAAAGAGCCCAAAGAACTTTGTTTCTTAAGGTCTTTAAAAGACATTTGGTATACTCCGTATTGGTTGTATTTGGCTTGTGTCCCGTTGCTTTCATGAGGATTGGGTAGCCTCTTAAACCAAGAACTGTAAGTTCTTTTCAAAGGTTTGTCAAGTAGACTCATTTATATGTTTTTTCATGTTTTCAATTATGTTAGACATATTAGAAAACACATAACCAAGATCCACATCAGAGGGGAATCCTAGTTGTCTGGCAGAAGTAATAATATTTTCCCTCATCGCTTTTGCTTCGGGATCATCTGACAAACTCATCCTAGTATACAGGACCTGTTGCTTGTTTAGCAACTCTTCCAGTAGTTTAACGTGTTCTAGTTTATCGGCATTATCCATTGAAGAAAATGAAAATACTTTCTCATAGATCTTGTCCTGAAGATCTGAGATATCTTTCATTTCTTGTTGCACAAAGTCGGACTTAAAAAAACTCATACCCCTTTATAAATAATCTCCTTCAAAATTTTCTTATATCTGAACACATCTATATGTATAAAGGTATCATACTTGCTGATTCGCATGGAAAGAAATCTCCATACAGGATCATCTAACTTTTTATCAAAGTCAAGTTTAAATCCGATAATCTTATTCAGGATTACCATTGTTTCAAGGGACAACCTTTTATTAAGATGTTCTTTGATTACAGAAGGATGTTTGGTTCCTTCGATCTTAAACATCGCATCAAATTCCTGACCTTCAAAAACCTCCTCAACTTCTGTTTTAAAAGTATAAGTCAATGATTGTAGACGACGCTTCCAGTCAGTATAGTTTTGTTCTCCGTTTCTGACAATTTCGCCAATCCATAGAGACTGTGGATCATCGCAAGAAACAAAATTGCTAACAAAAAACTCTACCACTTCTGCATCATCTTTTTGCCTGCTTAATTTTTCAAAAAAGAATCTATCTTTACGTTTATAAAAACTTTGTAAAGAAGCACGGGACTTGCCACAATACCTGTGGTAGTCATACTTTTCTTTAGTAAAATGGTTCTTAAGTCCTAGGTAAGACTTGTAGGCGTCAAACGGTGTCACCTTTGGTATCATTCTTTAAGTGAATCTGATCACAGAGGCAGTTTAGCATGTGATGTCCTCTTAAGCAAGTTTAATTCCATCGCTTCGCATTTCAGTTTCTCTTTCAATGGTTTGGAAATTAACTTTGGAATTGATTCTACATCAATATTGTTCTGTTCGCAAAAATGAACAATGGCATCAATATACTTCATGCCTTTATTTTCATGAGCGATTGCTTCAATCTCCTCAGCGAATTTACGAGAGCAATAGAACTTCGACTCTAATAGATTAGTGATTGTTTCTTCTTCAGGACTCTTTGCCATATTCCTGCAATTTGAATTCAACAAACTCTCTAATATATTCGGAGAGAAGGTTGATGTACTTTCGTTTGTCATACTCTTCATAGACTTCTACTTCACCATTTTCACATGCCATTATGATGACAAATTTCTTTACCATTATACCAGTCATCTCGTATAACATGCAAGCATAGGCTGCACATTGTACAAAATAGTGGTCGATCCACTTTCTTGGTTTGGGTTTCTTACTAGTTTTGAAATCAATGACTGCCAACTCACCTTCATATTCAGCGATACAGTCAACACTACCAGCGATACCTAGTTCTTTACTGAAGAGTGCCTGCTCGATAGCATGGATGTTATCAATCTTATCGAGGTCAGGTTTTGCCATCTTAAAAAGAAACTCTGATAGCGGTTGAACTGTTGGGAGTTTCTGATTCTTGATGTAGTGTTCAACTAGTGTGTGCATGTCGGTGCCACGACTGGTTGATTGTTTGGTAATCTTATTCGCTTCTTCATTACCTACCCGTGCTCTCCACTCTCGGAAGATTTCACGATTGTAATGACTAATAACAGAGGTAATAGATACCAACTTTTCTCCCGTAGGAGTATCGTAATACCGAACACCGTCAATCGTCTCTCGGGTGAGAGATGGATAATCTACTTCAATTTGTGTGAACATTACATACCAAGTTCAAGTTTAGCAATGATGTACTCTTTAACGAGTCCACTTCGACAGATGTCTTCCGCTTCAAATTCTACCAGATCAAACGATGGCATGTTCTTAAGAATACGAAGAAAGTCAACAATCCCGTTCTTCTCAGCAGTTTTCACAAGATCAGTCTGCGTAGCGTCACCACAGAAATGAATCTTACTGTTTTCACCTACGCGAGTGATCATTGAGTCCAGTTCATGGAAGTTTAAGTTTTGGAACTCGTCAACAATAACAATGACATTATCAAGAGTAGTGCCTCGAATGAACGAGGTGCTCCAGAAACTAATTGTACCCTGTGCTTTGAGGTTCGCATAAAGCATTTCAAACGCATTGTCATCAGGCATCTCGAACATATACTTTACCATATTTTTATATGGAATCTGGTAAAGAGATGATTTATCTTCATGATCACCAGGAAGAAAACCAATCTCTCTGGTGGGTACAAGGGACCTGACGATGTAGATTTTCTCGTAAGGTGTCTTTGGGTTCAAGACATCTAGGATGGCGTTGTAAAGGGTAATAAAGGTCTTACCGGTGCCAGCACAACCATAAGCAACAAGGTTCTTATCCTTCTTATAGTCTTCAAAGAACTTCTCTTGATTATCAGTCAGAGGTTCAATCTTTCTAATGTAGTCAAGATTAATTGGTTTCTTTCTTTTCATAGTGCGGTTACTAGTACCAAAGGGAACTGGATTCTCTTTCTTTTTTTTAACTGGCATAGCGTCAATCGTAGTGCTTTAATGTAGAACCTGGTTGTTTCTTGGCATTACTAATAACGTCCTTCCAACCTGGATGTTTTGTGTATATTTTAGAGAAAGGTTCACCCATCTCAATACCCAATTTAGGAGCATTGTCTGGTGTGTAATATCTTTCCCAATCAGGATTATCATCTCTCCAGTGATCCCAGTCATGAATGCTCATCACAACTTCTTTGATTTCACCAGTTTCTTTATGTTTTACAGGGTATGTTGCCATACGTCACCTCAATTGTGTTTATATTTATTAAGACCCGTCAAGGGCAACAGTGTCCTTAAAAGTATTATCAAAAACAATAAGTTCTTAATCTACCTCCATCCCAATGCTTCAGCACAGATAGGGAACTGCTCACAGAAGATTTTCTTAGCACCAAGGGCAATATCCATATGTTCTTTCTGTGTTCCATTTGCAGAACGCAAATCGATATAATGGATCCACGACCTGATTGACCCTGACATGTAAAGTCTTGTGCCTACAGCGAGGGGAAGCACAAAACGAGAACATTCCTTTGCAATCGATGCGTCAAGCATCTCTCGATAGAGTTTCATCCCATCTTCAAAATGTTTTTCCATTTTGATTTGAAACTCTTGATTAAGAAATGGATCAATATCATCAATAGAGTTCTGTCTATTCTTTGTATCCTGTCTACGAAGTTCAGGCAAAGGAATTTTATCTGCCAACATAGAACTGTCAGCATACCGTTGGGAAAACTCTTGGAATGTGAAGGATCTATGCCTCAAAACTTGAGCTGCGATTGCTCTAGAAGTTTCAATTTCCAGTGTCATGAATGACTGCTCAAAGATGCTCCAATGCTGGTGCTTAATGCAATACTTAATTAGACCACTAAATGAATCGTTTTCCTGATTTGAGGGATTGCTTACGCGGGCACAATAGGCAATATGTTTTTCGGCATCAGGTGATACCGATACAAGTTTTACATCATTCATGTTTTTTTATCTTTTTGCGGACCTTTTTGAGTACTTTGATTTCTTTTTTGATAAGTTTGTAAGACTCTTCAGCACTTATCTTACCACCCATTTCCATACAAGTATACACTTGAACCTTTGTACCAAAATGTTGAAGTGCTCTTTCAAATGAATTTAATTCTTCGTACATAGTTAATCAGGATAACCATCATCATCATCCCACACTTCAACAAAGTCAGTGATGGGTGCTTGATACTTAGTTTGATTCTTAGTATATGCCTCAACATCAGAATATACTTCTGACTCCAAAGCATCAACTAGCAAACGAAGATTCCTAACTAAAAGTTTTAACTTTTCTTTTTCCATAGACAACGTTTACCTTTACTAATTATAGATACAAAAAAGGGACTCGTCAAGAGTCCCTTGTCATAATCTATTGTGATTTAAATCACTTAACGTAAGTACGACCACGATAACAGAAGGTGCCATGAGTTTCCTCAGGTGCCTGGTGAACTACACAATCTACACCACGATATCTAGTGATATTGATTTGTGCGTCATGAATAGCAGATGCTTTGTTGATCTGCTTTTTGATGATCTGCAAGGTGTTCATGTCTGACTCCTAAAGTAGTTGGATTTTAGCCCGTTCCTTTAGTCGTTTGCGCCCCAATCACATTCTGGCACTGATTCTTTTACAGTCTCGACCAATTCTAATTTTACTTTTTTATTAAAATCGTCATGGTTTTGAATCCGAAGAATCATAGCATTAACGTCTGAACAGGAAATACCTGCATATAAAAGAAATTCAAACATGGGGTGAACGATCCGTTCCGCGACTTACTTGCGTCCCAC